TCGGGACTATTCCACTCCATCGACGTTGCTGAATAATTAGCATTAAGAGCCTCCATGAGTTTGCCGGAAGTGAAGGCGAATAACAATTGATTGATTAGCTCAGGGTTTAAATCCTCGTGCAACTGTTTTGAAACAGCGTTTAAAAGCAGCCGCAATTCATCTTCAGACACTGCAAAAGACTCATCGACCCGACCACCGCAAGCGGGACAGGTTTGATTGTAGATAGCCGATAAGTTGATTTGCAGCGCCCCTGGTATTGGATTAACCAAACCGGGGCTACTCAAAAAAAATCGTAATGCTGTTTAGAAGGTGGTTGCTGCTGTTGGGCCTGTTTCATGCCCTTAACCGGCGCATTATAGCGTTCGGCAAAGTAAGCGGGATCGACATCGCAATAAGTAGCCAAGAAGGTATCAATAGCAAGCTGCTGTTCGGAAGTGTATTCGATGCTTTCGTCCCAGTCGAAGCGATAACCGGCTAAAGGAAATCCGTGAATGTTAGTGAGAAAAGGGAAAAGCTTATTATTGATTACGTCGCGTATAAAATCCTTATCGGCCCAAAGCAAATTATCCTGAATACGCTCGTGTACTTCGCCTTGGGATTTGGAAGCTCCATTATCCATCGTCATCGTATTACCCAAAATACCTTTGGACATTTCGGAGTTGGCGCGGTCGATACGCTTGTCATATACGTTGAAAGCGTCGCCCTGAGAGCTGCCAATGATTTGTAGCGTGGTTCCTTCAGGGAACAAGCCCCATGCCGCGCTACCCATGTTGGCTAACATGGACTTGATTTCGTTTTTATCTTTGACGTCCCTGGAGTTGGTAGTTCCGACTCGTATGGGCATTCCGAATATCTCGCCAAACTTATCCCAAAAAGCAAACTGATTTTTTTTAGAAATTGTCTGGGGGCACATTTTCAGAAGTAGCCCAAGGTTTTTGTTTTTTCCAACTGATATACACCAGTCCGCAAGAGGGCTAGTCGTATAATCCAGGCCCTTTTTAGGCTCATCACTGGCGTCGCGAATAATTACGCCAAACTCCGGTATAACGTGCTCTCTGGGGACAAGCTCCACAGAGGTGAACCCTAGCCTAGGCTCGGTGATCCTGTTACCAAATTGAATAAGGCTGTGGCCATAAAAAACCGAATCAAGGCTTAAATCAATGAACTCCTTGAACCACTCAGCCTCGAATAGCTCAGTTAGTTCTGGTTTTTCCTTCCCGTTTTTATCAACGATCTTGAAACCCATGGCCATTGTTTCTGCTTTGCGGTTGCTCATGGCCCCGCTCAAGTGAAGGTCGATTACTGCATCGTCGTAGATGAGCAATAAGTTGTTGCGTTTTGGGTTTTCGTAATTGATGGCTTGTTGCCATGCCTGCCTCCATTTAGCCACATCTTTAGCAGTAAGCTGCTTGGTTGAAATGGCTAGGTCTATTATCATTGATTGCACCTCTTTACGTGCAAGGGCGTCTCTAAAATATGCTTCGTTTTCCATATTACCAGTTGTATGAATTAGGTGAATCACTTCCGTACATTATTGAGCCAGGGTTATCGTCTGTGGTAGCAGCCACTGGCAGGTTAGGCATAATTTTGCCGCCGGCTACCTGTTCGAGCCATCGGGTTGCCGCATCGTAGCGAAGCTGGCGAACCTCCATGCCCATGCGTTGTGGCAGCTTTGCAAAAAGATGGTATAGCGTGATATCGGCGAGATACATCACGATAGCCTGATTTCGCTGCGCCCCTGAAGCTGAGAAAATAGCATCGGTATTGAAGCGGCCATTGAGGTACGACTTCATTTGGTCGATAGCCATAGCCTCCGAGGAACTCCGGAGCGAGGGTTCGCAGTTCTGAACCACCTTGAGTTGAATGTCGTCTATGATGACGTTAAAATCTTCAATTGTAAGCATGATTAATAATTTGAATAAGAAGCTGAGCGTTGGCCAAGCTCCGGTTTAAAGTTTTCGATACGAGTACGCTTTTGAATCAAGTAAATAGCCCCTTCGTCGGCATCAGGAGCATCATCGGCCACACGGCTGCCTTTTTCGATAGCGAGCGTTTGCTCAATACCGCGAAGCATATCGGGGTCGTTTTGTTCGTCGATATTATAAGTAATAAATCCGCGTTCCCAGAGTGGGCTAATGGCTTCGATGCGCTGGAACTTATCGGGTTTTTTGCGATTGTCGGGGCGGATAGGCAATTGATAGCTGCGAAGTTTACCCTCAGCTTCAAATTCATCTAAGAGGATGTCCTGATAAAATGAGGCCTCAATATAGTAATCACAAATAACTCCTTCAGGCAGCGACTCATGAAAGTCGTACCACCATTTAACCATTGAACTGACGGAAGCCTGCCGAACGAATGCTTTGATATGATGAAGCTGCGTTCCAACTTTGCCCCATACTTTGATAGCCTTGTAGTCGTTTTTTGTGGTTCCCTTAAACGAGGGGTCGCAATATGCGATCATGTGGTCGTATTTTTTGAGCGAAAGCATTTTACCCCACTTAATCCAGTCGTGTTTGAAAACCGCTCCTTCAGATACTGGGTTATTCATATACTCCTTTTGAAATCGGCGCTCGCCCATGAACTCCCGAACCTTTTGAATTTCCTCAACGGTGTATTTTTCGCTCCAGCTTGGCTTGCCATTTTTATCAATCGCGTTAACCTGAGTAACAAAAACGTCAGGGCGTTCAGCGATGCTAGATAGAATACAAAATTTCGCAATTTGGTTGCCAACTACGATAAAGCGGCCACGCCACATATCCATGGTGCCGCCTAATGCTTCGATACACCAGTCGGTTGCTTTTCTTACCCTCTTTTCGTTTTCCACCAATTCGTCATCGTCAATATCGTCAATAACGATATAGTCGGGGCGTTTGCCCCGCTCTTTGATACCTCTGGGAGATTGAGAGCGGCCAACAGCCATGAACATGCAGCCATCCTGCGTGTGAAACTCTCCATCTTGCCAGCTGCCATGATTGAATTGAACGCCATAGTCGTGAATATAACGTTGGTTGTGTCCGAACTCGGCCTGAAGGTCGCCAAGTAGCCTGATTGCTGCATCTTCAGATTTTGAGGCCAGCAGCATTACATTGATTTGTCGGGGCTCTTGAATTTTGAGCCACATAGGAATCATCACTCCCATGTGGGTAGACTTAGCATGTCCACGCGCCCACTTAAATACGGCCTTTAGATTGGGAGTTGTAAGGATTTTATTTGCCGCTTTAATGTGAAATTTAGCTGATGGCGTATTGGCAAAGTGCGGGAAGTAATAGCTTACAAAAAAGGCATAGTCCTTTCGGGCCCTGCTTAATCGGGACTGCTTTTGGCCAGGGGTTTCATTAAAATTAACCGCTGTTTTGTCTTGGATATTTTTACAATGCTCCTGCCACTTTTTATATGCCGCGTCTAAATTTGACATTACATGTAGCGTTGAATTGTTTTTATTAAGGAGTACATTAAGTTCTTATACCCTTGGCCGGTGGCATAGCCGGCCTTTACAAGCTCATCTGTAAATTTGTAGGGGTCTGCCGCCACAAGCATGGCTTTGAAATAGCGCCTGTTTTTGATTAGAAATTCGGCATGATCGGTAAAGCTCTCTTCAGGGGTTTCGTACTTACGGAAGTAGGCATATAGCTTGTATTTAAAAAATTTGATTCCTTTAATCATTACCGGCGTAACGCTTACAATTTTATTTTTTTTGAAATCGTCTGCTCTGCGGGAGTACTCAGTGGTTAGTATAAGCTGCTCATTGCCATTAATCCCGTCGGTATCTTTAATACCGAAAAACATATTACCGGGAGCCTTCTCGCCCCAGCCAGACTCCAGTGCCGCCTGGGCTAAAATTGCAACTGCGCTGATGCCCGTTTTTTCTTCCGTTAACAGCGCAAAGCGCTTGAATTGATTGACAAAAATTTGTGGTTTCATAGGTTTACTTATGGCTTATTTTTTCTGAAATGTATAGATCCTGAAATTTATTAATTGCTTTGGCGACCTCGTTGGTTAGCTCCGGGTCAGTTGCCATGCGGGTCTGAGTCCACGCATTGAACTGCATAAAAACCTCAATATCGTCCACCACATTACTCTTTTTATCAAGTTTTTCGATTGCGTTGGCCATCTTAGCCAGCTTATCGCCAAGCCCGTCAATATTATCCTCTGAGGTGGTTTCAATCAGCTCGGCAATTTTGGAGAGGATTTTATTAACTAGCTCCGGTTTGGTTATATTTTTAGCGGCTCGCATCTCCTTCCAATTGTTGTCCTCGATCCAATTTTGGAGCGTTTTTGGAGTAATGTCGACGCGGTCGCAAATTTCCTTCTGAAGGTTTCCGTTTAAGTATAGAATTTTAGCTAATTCTTTCTTCTGCAGCATGTTTTGTCTTGTGCCCATATTTGTTGTTTGTGCAAATATGCCCCAAAAAACAAGTTCATAAAAATGGACAGAATACCATATAAGCCGCGCTTATTATAATGCATATATAAATGATTATCATATATATAGGAATTGCGCGAGGGCAAAATATGAGTTTTATTTGCAGCTCAATACTTGAAAAAACATGGCAAAACCATTTCGACTATCAAACTCTAATCTTAATGTGGATGGCTTCAGGGTACTCACCGCTGGAGGTGACTTTAAAAGGTTTAAACAAAACCCAATATGCCTATGGATGCACCGCCGCTATTTTGATGATCGCGACCCCCTTCCCATTGGTAAATGGGAGCATTTTGAGGTAAAGGGCGATGATATTCTGGCCGTTCCAACGCTGGACACCAAAGACGACTTCGCCGTAAAAATCGCCAACAAAGTGGAGCAGGATATTATAAGAATGTGCTCAATAGGCATTCGCGTAATAGAGGTGAGTGAAGATCCTAAGTTTCTATTGCCCGGCCAAACTCGCCCCACCATAACGAAGTGGGAACTTGTGGAGGCCTCGTTGGTAGATATAGGAAGGCACTCAGAAGCGTTAAGACTCTACGATGACAATTACCAACCAATGGAGGAGGAAATGTCGTTTGCAATTTTGCCATTATTTGAAAGAAATCAATCCCAAAATCAAAATCAAAAAGAAATGAAACTAATTGCCCTTAAACTTGGCCTAAGTGAACAGGCCACCGAAAATGAAATTCTGAGCAAAATCGGAGAGCTTATGAGTTCTAAAAGTGCCAGTGATGTCAAAGCCGAAGAATTTAAGCTTCAGCTTCAAACAGCTCAAACAACCCTTAATGGGTTAAAGCAGGCAAAAATTGATGATCTAATAAATCAGGCGATGAGTGCCGGTAAGATTTCAGCGGCTCAAAAAGAGCATTTTATGGCCTTTGCGGCCTCCAACTTTGACGCAGCCAAGCAAGTACTTGATACGATGGCGGCCACGAAGCCAATGAATGTTATTAAGCCAGGTGGCAGCAGTCACTCGGCAGATGATGCCGAAATCAA